AGGGTATCCACCTAGGAAGCCAGGTGACAAGCCGCTGTTATCGTGCGGTTATCTGACGAAGATGAGTGGCTTGCCTAAAGGGGTGGCTTCCCAAAAAAATCCAGCCCTGACGCTGGCGATATCGCGCGCTTCGCCCGCCAGCATACGAAAAGGCCTGGGAAGGAACCGGAAATCAGTGGGTTAGCGGGTTGGACCCCGGTTGGACCCTGTCTGGACCCCGGAAACCAACCCGAAATCCAGCCGCATCCGCCAAAAGGCAAAGGGGAGAGCGAACCCTTTGGCGCACTCTCCCCATCTTGCCTTCGGAATAGCACGAACATGTTGCAGATGTCGAAGGGAAAAGTGTTGCAACACATTGGAGTCGCTCACGCATTCAGTCGCGCCGCGATCTTGGTCAGCGCCAGTTGCCAGCGCCGCCAAGCGGTGGTGCGATCGCAGCCCATCTCCCCGCTGATCTGCTTCCACGGCACACGGGCGGCGCGCGACCAGATAAGCTTGCGCTCGGCCTCCTCGATCCACAGCACCCAGTCCGAGGTCTGCTCCAGCCGCGTGATGGCGGCGGCCGATGGCCAGACCCGCATGGGCTCGGGTTCCATCGCGGCGATCTCGCGGCTGGTGCGGACGATCTGCGGCCAGGCGTTGAAGAACCCCTGCGCCCTCACGGGCGGCAGCTTGCGCAGGGTGCGGAACGCCTCCTCGAAATGATCGGCCACGCAGTCGGGCGTCCAAATGCGGTCAGCCATGGCGAACCTCCTTTCCCATCGGGCGTCGCCCGTAAAGTTTCTCGCCAAGCTGACGGACCAGTTCGCGCTCCGGCCATGTCAGGCGCTGATCGTCGGCCGACACCGCCAGCACACCCGGTTCGTGCCAGCCCTCGCGCTTGACCTGATCGGGGTCGCGACGCTGGCCGCCATAGCCGTGGGGATGCCACCTCATGCGACACCCCCATTCGTTGCGATGGCCCAGAGCAGAAGCGCGATGGCATCGGCTTCGTTGTCGTCGGCGGGGCTGAACCCGCGTGCCCGGGCGGCAGCGATCATCGCATCCTTGTCCGCGTTGCCTTTGCCGGTGGCGTGGCGCTTGATGGTGCCGACCGGTACGCCCTCGTAGGGCACGCCCCGCAATTCAGCCCATGCGGTCAGCGTGGCCATCAGCCCGCCATAGACATGGGCGGCATCGGTCGCGACATGGCGGCGGACCTCTTCGAACCAGATCGCGGCGATGGGCCCGGACAGACGGTCCAACTCACCCAGCCAATTGGTGAAGCGGAGGTATCGCATGCCGCCCCCGTCGAAGCGGCCGGGGCGGAAGCTCGCTGTGCCGCTGGTGATCAGACCGTCGTGTCCGCGCAGGGCCCATCCGGTCGAGGTGCCCAGATCAAGGGCGAGGATGCAGCGCTGGCTTGAACTGGTGACGGGCAGCAATTCGAACCTTGCGCTGTCGGATTTGGTAAGCGGGGTCGTCGCAGCCATGATGGGTCTCCTGTCTTGGGGGGCTGGTCCTGGTGGAAGACGACGGCGGTCATGTGCCTGGGCAGGTCGGGCCGCCGTCGTCGGATCGGGGATGGGGAACGCATCAGGGCGGCCCGCGCGCCAGGCCCTTACGCATGGGATGAGTGGCCCACCCTGGGGTGGGGCCATCCCATACGTAGTATGGGGGTTGAGCACCTAACTGTTCGAGCCGAGTCAACACATTGATTTTGTTTGAGAATAAGACTTCATGAAGTCTTCGGGCATGAGTCAGGGACCTAACTCTTATTTGCGCGTAACCCGTTGATTTCATTGAGTGCACAGTTGGCGCTGTCATGTGAGTCAGGCCTCACTCATATGAGTTAGGTCGTCTTCCGGCCCGTCCTGGTAGACCCAGACAGCCGGATTCTCGACCTGAAGGCTGAGCCCGGACTGGGGGCATTTGAAGTGGCTGGGCAGGACCGGACGGGCGGTCGAGGTGACCTCGCCGGTGGTCGGATCGACCTCCTCGACGGTTGCGCCGAACTGCATGCCTTCCACGCAGAGATAGCCGAACCGCGACCGGGTGACGGGAAAACCAAACCCGGAGGGGTCGCGCAGGAACTTCACGAAGCCCTTGGTGGCGAGCACGCTCAGGCGTTCGCGGATGGTGTGCTTGCTGCCCAGACCACCCCGGTTCTCGAAAGTCTCGGCGAACTGCATGGCGGTGTAGAGCCGCTCACCCGCCGCCTCGTCCAATAGCATTCCCAGCATGACATCGTGCTTGCGCAGCCGTTCGGCGTCGAACTTGGCCCCGACCTCCTTGCGCACCAGCCGCTCATTCATCGGGTTCAACTCGACCCAGCGACCTGCCAGCTTGTCGATCAACTTGCCGGGCAACGCGGGGCCATGGCGCAGTTCGATTTCCAGCCTGCGGACGGTGCTGTCCTCGTCGGGCCGGTGCATGAGCAGCCCCGAGGTGCAGAAACCCCGCAGCGCGCTGGCGCCGGAGAGGGCGAGGAAGGGATCGTCTTTCACCTGATGCTTGGCGGCCTTGCGGGTGTGGTGGGCCAGAATGACGCCCGCGTCCGGATTGACCGTTTCGCGGAGAAGCTCAACCCGATCCTTCAGGAAGAACATCATGGCGGTGTTGTCGTTCTCGCCGCCGCCATCCGGGCCGCCATCAAAGAGGTTGCGGATCGGATCGATGACGATGACGTCGGGGGGCGCGTCAGGGAACGCCGCACCGATGGCCTCGACGATGGGGTGACGCCGTCGGCATCCAGCAGCAGCTTCAGTTTCGGCGTGGCGATGAATGTTTCGCGCGCGGCGGCGATCACGGTGGCGGGCAGCGCGATCTGCTGCATGCGCTCGCGCAGGTAGTGATACTGGATTTCCGCCTGCAGATAGAACACGCGCAGCGGCCGGGGTGGCGTGAAGCCAAGAAACGGCGCGCCTGCCGCCATGTGGACGAGCCAGGAGATCAGGAAGTCGCTCTTGCCGACCTTGGGCGCGCCACCCAGCACCAGCAGCCCGCCCGGCGTCAGGGCGCGCGGTGCGATGATATCATCGGGCATGGGGCTGCGATCATCGAGCAGTTCGCCAAGGCTGAAGGTTGGCAGCGGGCTGGAGGGGGTGTTGATGCGTGCCGCGCGAATGAGCGGCGGGCCGTTGCGCTTTACATGCAGAGCCCAGAGGCGTTCTGCCGCGGCCTGCAGCCGATCAAGCAGCCATTTCGGGCGCAGCATGGCGGCGTTGTAGCCGCAGATCGCTTCCCAGCCTTCGGTAGGGTCAATGCGGCCGTCGTGCACCAGGCGGATGTAATGGCCGATGGCGGCGCTCGCCCCCTGAAACCGCGACCAGTCATCCACCGCACCCTCGCGCACCGGTGTGGTCAGGACGGCATCGACGCCGGGCTTGGAAACGGGCAGCGGCGTGCTGGCCATGCCCACGCCGGGCAGCGGCGGCATGTCGGCCACCCGTTCCGCGAAATCCGCCAGATCGACTTCGATCTGGTGGTGGTCGCGGATTTGCACCAGCCGCTGATGGCCGTGCTTGTGATAAACGGTCCCGGCCACACGGATCGGCTGGTGCGCCGAGCGGAAATGGGTGTCACCGCCGACCTTGATGGCGATGTCGCCGCGAACGCGGCACAAGGTGGCCAGTTCCTCACCATCGGCGGGATCAGTCAGTTTCCACCAGACATGCAGCTTGGCAGCACCCTCGGGCGTGCGGCCGCCGCTTTCCACAATCAGGGTGGGTATGCCGAGGTGGCTGACGATGTGATCCAGCTTGGCCGGGATGTCGCCCGCGTCGAGATCGACGACCAATGCCTGCATCTGCAGCACGTCTGCGGCACGGGCCTGGCCCTGCTCGGCGGCAGTGCCGGGGAAGACATAGATCGCAGCCCCTTCACGGTTGGCCCATGCGGCGAAGGTCGCGAGCTTTTCACGGGCGGTCGTGTCTGCCGATATCCAGATGTTATGCGGCTTGCCGTCCCGGCCTTGTCCCTTGTCGACGAAGCCGCGCAGAGGGATCAGCCCTTCGCACCAGCTGAACACGGTGTCGAGAAAGGTAGCAATCTGATCGGGGTCAGGGTCGCAGCCGAACGGGTTTTCGACCGGGGAGCCGTCGTTGGAGTCCATCCACGGGTTGAAATGCAGGATGCGGTCGTCACTCACCGATACAGCCTCCAGCAGCGCGCGGCCCAAGGGCAGAAGCGGCATTCGAAGAAATCGGCGCTGGCGGCAATGCGCGGCAGCAATTCGCCCGCATCGGTCGCCTGCAGGATCCGCACCCCGCGATCCGACATGTGCTGCGCAAGATCGGCATCGAAGGGCACCTGCTCGTGGTACATCTCGGCCGTGTCCTCGTTGATCGCCGTGAACACGGCGGGCGCAGCGCTGACGCCGGGCACGCTCGCTTCCATGCAGGCCTGATAAACGCCGATTTGCGCGGCATAGACGGGTTTGGACTTCGTCACGCCGTCTTTGACGCAGGCCCGCCATGTCTTGGCGTTCATGGTCTTGCATTCCCAGAGCGCTGGAACGGCGAGATCGAAACCCACGGGGCCGGCAGCGATGATGCCATCGACATGGCCCCGGATGGGCCCGCCCGCGACGGAAAAGCCGAATTGGCCGCCATCGGGCCGGTTACCCTTCCGGGT